CGTCGAGAGTTCTTCTCAGGATCTTGGTCTGCATCTCTCTGCCGCCTTCCAGAACTCCTCGCTTTGTTCCTTTGGCTATCTTACTAATATCTATCTCTACAACGGGAACATCGGCGTCGACGCCGGCGATCCTTTGATAACTGGCTCTTCCTTCCCCGGTACCTCTTAATTCCAGCTCTTGGGGTCTGCTGAGGACGCTACCTCCGGGGCCCTTACCCTTGGCACCCTCCAGCATCTCGGCAACTTTCTCATAAGCCCTAACTTGTCGGGTATCTAGCGCCTTATCAGAAGCTAGTGTTGTTGCTCCCTGTTGTCTCCCATATTCGGCCACCATTTTTAGCTGGCGTGGGGAAATTCCCTGGCCCCGGACATTCGCATCAGTTATTATGTCGCCGCCCATCTTGATGACGCCCTTCTCTATTGTAAAGGTTTGGGCACTAACTACCTTCCCCCCTGGGCCTCCCACCTCGGTCGCGACGCCCATTAATCCCTTTTCAAGGCGATAGAGAGTGGTCACCAACTCATCCACAGGCTTCATTATAGCGCCTGCCATGGCCGAGATGGTCGCTCCCGCGGCTGTCGCTGCTGGAACCACCTGCTCTCCTCCTATGCCGGGAACTATGCCACCGTGCTCCATTTGAAGTATTTGATACGTCCAATCGCTTTTAGACATTTTAAGTCGTCTACGAACTTCCTTAGCCTGACGCTCGGTGAGCACCTCCTCTCCTGGAGTAAGCATGGTGGCAACCGTGTCTTTCTCAGAAGTTCTAGGACCTCTAACTACGCCGCCGTGAGACATGTTAGCAGAGATGGCGGAAACGGGAGCGCGCTGTGCGGCTTGGGCTCTTTGAACCTCTCTTAATCTGGACAATTCTGTCGTCAACACTCCAAGAGCGCCGGCCAAGCGTTCGCCAAGCTCCCCACCCCTCATAAGATCAATGATCGTCTGAAGATGTGTAGCCTGTGCGTCAAGGGTGGTGGCAGATTCGGCGGACGTGGCGGCTATACTAGCAGTACTGGCCTTAACGTCCTTCATGCCGCCTTCTTCAAAAGCCTTTTTAAATATCTGATACTCTGCAAGCTTGGCCTTCTTCTCGGCAAAACTCTTGAGTTCCGAGATCAGGCCCTTTGCATTCTGTAGAGAAGGGAGTCCCTTAAAGCTAAGTTTGTCGCCACGTACGGTGGCTTCTTCTGCAATTTCTAATTCGTCTCCAAGAACGTTAAAGAAGTTCTTCAGGCGACCTTCAATCTCTTCTCCGGCGTATTCTCCTGACAGCAGGGCTTCGGCCATAATATCTCTAAACTTCTCTGCCTGCGCCTGCTGTTGCTTAAGTGCCTTAATCTCTACATCTTGCTTCTTCTTTATCCTGGCTTCATCTATATCAAACTCTATTTTTTCCAGTTCTTCTTGTGCCGCCTTCCTGTCCTCTCTGGAACCTCCAGAAAGTTTAGCTTCGGCCTCTTCTCTTCTAATTTCAAAGTCAGTCTTAAAACCTGGCTTACCAACTCTAGCGAACGGGCCTTCGAGATCAGATTTTATTCTCTTGGGATCCAGCTCTAGCATCTCTGCTTTCTTAAAATCGTCTATAAGATCTTCTAGAGATTTGGCAAGGTTTTCCGCAGCATCTGACAATCTAAGATGAGGGGCAGCCCTCTCAAGGGCACCCTGGGCGTCTTTCAATTGATCTATTATTGCCAGTTGGGTGTTATTAAAGTATTTACTTGCTAAGAGCTGCTGCTTAGCAGTCTCTACCTTTGCTCGCTGCGTTCGAGTTTGAGCCTCAGCTATCTGTGTTTGAATTCGGGCTGATCTATTTGCCCCTATATAGGCAGCTAACTCCTCCTTTAATCCGTTCTGGTATGTCATCCTAACTTTTTCTATTTTCATCAATTCGTCGATTATAACATCTTCTTCTTCGGACAGTGCTTCTAAAGCTTGTGGAGATGAGCCGGCGGGCAAAGCAAATATCTTCTGCTTGACATCCTTCAATTTCTCTACCAAAGATTTAAACTGGTCGGGAATGTCTGCGATGGCAACTTCGAACATAGCTGCCATTGTACCCTCATTTATCTTGAAGGCGTCGGGCGGTGCGTCGAGAAAGTCGGTCTCTTCTCGCTCACCGCGGGGAATCATTTCCAAACCGGTGGCGCGGGTGAGAGCCCGCTGTCTAACAGTAGCAGGAAGCTCTCTTGCGGCGGCCTCAAGATGCACGCGAGAGCTTTTATCGAGCATGTCTACCAGTTTTTTATTGTGTGCCAGCATTTGTTCCCGAGAAAGACCGCGGGTATCGACTGCTTGTATACTAAGTATGTCCAGAATAGAAGCCTGAATTTCTGTTTGTGACCTTGCATAATCAATCTGGCTTTCACCAATGTCTTTCATAGTCTGTAGTATTGCGCGATCACCCTCTCCTATACCCTTAGCAAGTTGAACAGCCCTTACCTTTAACTGTTCGTCTGACAATTTTTCTCCAGAAGCAGCCAGGTCGTTCATAGATCTTTCAAACGCGGCGACTCTGACATCGACATTGGAGAGGGAGCCCAGCATGGTGTCTCTCTTCTTTAGTAAGCTATCGAATCCCTTTACTATCTTAGCAAGACCAGGCATTCTTTCTTGCAATCTCTCTAATCCGGTTAGATCCTTTTTACTCTTTCCGAAAGTAAGGTTTGGAAGCTCTGCTAATCCAAGCAATGCCCCAGAAGTATGTCTAACAAACTCAGTTCTTCTTTCTTCAGCGCGAGCTGCATCTCCCGCAACTATCGCCGCTTCTTCTAACGTCTTGTTAAGATCTTGAATTGCCATATTGTAATGCAAGGCCCTAGAAATTTCAAAACCTTCACCTTGTAGAGTCATGACCAGCTCTTTCAGCTCGGCGTCCATAACCTTTACTGCCCCCGCAGACTTGGCCATTTGGGCCGATGCCTGCTCGATATTTCCTTCTCCCAGCAGCTCATTGTACGTTCTCTGAATCTCCGCCATCTCTTTCTGAAGATCTACTAGTCTCTGTAGAGTCAGGGGTAGAGCTTCCATTACTCTCTGCTCAGCAGTTAGATCTTTTCTAGAAGCAGGTCCAATATTGAAAGCGCCGGGATCTCTAATACCCGCCATGGCTCCGGTAAAGGCCATAGTAAGAAGTCTCTGTGTAGCCTGGGCAGCCTCCTCGATCGCCTTCGCTCGGAATATCGCAATGCGATGCTCACTCTTCTCAATTGTGGGGAGGACTTTTGCCAACATATCTGCAGAAGCGCTCTCCATTCCTCCGGACAATGCATCTGACCACTTCCAAATGGCCGCGCCGGTGTCTTTATCCACCTCGGCGAGCAAACTCTGCATCGCAGTGATGGCTGCGTCTCTCGTGGGGTCGTCTTTCGCGAGTGCTGCGAGTTCGGGAGTGGTTTCTTTTAAGAGGGCCTCAGCAATGGCACGAGAGACAACCATTATTTCGCCCGTGCCTGTAGGCATGATGTCGCCGGCTGTTGCGAGCCCTCTACTACCGCCTGCGCCATAAACTTCAGGCCTCACGCCCTTCTCTAACAATCCCTCTATCATCCACGCTGGATTAGCTGCAGATCTATAATCTGTCAATTGACCAGCGGCTGTGCCTTTGGCCATCTGGTTGAACGCAAGCGAGGAGGCGGTCGCGCCTTCTCCAAACTTACCACTCGCCGCCCCGGTTTGTAGAGACGTCCAATAATCTTTCCCAGCAAGGGCTTTGAAAGTCTCAAAGCTCTCAAAGGTTGGCATCTGATCTAAAATTTCCTTCAATTTAATGGCAGATACGCCGATTTTTTCTTGGATATCAAGATGCTTCTCTAGCGCCACGATGTGTTGTTCCTCTAGTCCCACAGCATCCCAACCATGGTCTGCAGCTTCGCGGCGGAGCGCACTGATTTTCTGAAGTGCCTTTTGGCTCTCTTTCAATTTGCCAGCTAAGCTCATATCTATCGGATCCATGCCAATTTTCTGCATCATGCTGTTCCAGGTCTCGGTCCAATTATCGAGGGCCCCCTTAGCCTCGTTGATATCGTCCGCAAAGGCTTTCATAACCTTGACTTGCATCAGCGCAAAGATTGCAGTTTGAGCCTCGACCGCGCTGCCTGTTAGAGATTCGAAACCTGCAGACATATCCCAAACAAGCTCTCCCGAATCAGTGATGTCTGTGATTGAGGTAGGATCTATCTTAGCTATTGCTTTTCCAACACCGAGCGTAACATCATGTAAGTCCCTAGCAGCAAGAGCGGCCCCCTTGAACTCTCCAGCAGCAATGGCTCTCCCCATCTTAGGATCGTCAGTAGATAATTCTCGGGCCGAAGCCAGTTTCTTTTGGGCCAAGGAGACTCTGCCCAACTCCGTGGCCTGCGACCTGTAAGAGTCTGCCAAATCTTGGGCCTTTCCAATCTGGTCATGCATCATATCGGCCATATCTTGACCGGTGGCGGTAACCCTTTGATACCACTTATATAGAAGAACTCCGGCGATAGCGATAAATGCGCCTGTAACACCCAGGGCGATCATGCGCAATGCTCCGAGAGAAGAAGCCAAAGCCACCACACCGTTCTTCATTCCTGCCAGGCCTCGGACAATGAGTCCCTGCTCCTTTGGATCAAAGACACCTGTGGGCTTCATCCCCGTTGGGCCGAAGTCTACTAATTTGGCCATCATCATTGAAAGGCCGGTACCAATCCCACCAAAGATTCCCTTTGCGGCCTTTTTGATTCCCTTCCCCATACCACCAATATAGCCTTCCGTACCAAAGAATTTCTTGAGCTTAGGTCCTTCAGCCCCGTAACCCATCATGGCGTCCAGGCTATCTACAACCATGTCTGCTGCCTTGTGGAAGGCCAACATCCCTGCTAGACCTAGAGTACCAATCTGTAGCATAGGTCCAGGAATCTTACCTGCTACGTCAACTAATACAGTAAGTGCCTTGGTCGCTGCGGTAACGGTTGGAACGATAGCCTTTCCAATTTCCAGACCAAGTCCCTTGACTGTTTCTCTCAACACAGCCATCTGCTTGCTCATAGTCTGCATGGCTAATGCGTTCTTTCTCATAGCAAAGCCCTGGCTGGTAGCGGCATGAGCGCTAGCCTCCAGGGCTTCATCGAAGTTATTCATTAAAATAATGAAAGAATTATAATGTCGAATACCAGCGGCAGCTTGGGCGGTTGCCAACTGCTGTGCTTTACTTAGATTGTGCCACGAACCCGCTAGCTCTTTAAGAATATCCATCGCCGGACGAAGATCCCCTGTCTCTGTGAGGCTGGCAATGCCCAAAGATGCAAACTCTTTCTGGGCTACGGGGCGTCGCATACCTCTCATCATAAACTTGAGAGAAGTTCCAATCTCCTTACCAGTCTGTCGAGAAACAACTCCGATGGCAGTGGTGATACCCATAAAGTCTTCGAAGTTCATGCCTGCAACACCGGCTGCGGCACCTGCCTTCTTCACGACATCCGCGAGATCCTTAGCAGTAATAGCGTGCTTAGCAGCAACCTTTGCCCAGGCATCCACGAAGCCCATACTGTTACTAATTTCTCCACCGAAAATCTTGTGAGCGGCGGTTAGAGCCTCCGTCGCTCCTGTAGAATCTAGGGTTGTAACATTCACAGCCATCATGGTTGCTTGGGTTCTTTCCATGATCGCATTTATTTTGAGACCCTGCTGACCATAAACAACCATACCATCTAATACTTCGTTGATGGCAATACCATAATTCTTTGCCATTGACACCGCTTCGTCCTGTAGTTGTACGAAGTCAGTAATGGTGACATCCATAACCTTCTTCAAGGCGAAGACTCGGTCTTGGACGTCAGTGAGAACTGTAGATAGAGACCGGAAAGCTCTCATAGTTCCATAAATAATACCTGTGGCAAATCCCCACTGAACCACTCTTCGGAAAGCATCCTTCAGTCGGCGGCCAAAGCGTTGAGTAGCAACTCCCCCCTGCTCCATACTATACTCGATTGTTTTACCAACCTTCTTAAAATTAGCTTGGAGCTTTTGAACCTGCTGATTGGTCTTAGGATCAATCATATCAGCCTTCATAGGCTCAAAATCGGGCTTAAGGCCCATCTTCTTGAATTGTGGGCTTTCCATAAGGGCCTGGAGTCTCTTCCGATGCGCCTTTACCTTGATCTCAAAGGCGTCCATCTGATCGGTCATGGGCATAATGAGGCCGGCTCCGGCGGGACCAGCGCCCACCATTTGTTGCTGACCCTTGGGTAGCCGGGACAACATGCCTTCCAATGACGGATCTGACATGGTCGCCATGGAGGTGGCCATTTGCTTTATCCACTTGGCAAGGTCCTGCATCTTATCAGCGGCGGAAGTCTTGCCCATTTGTCTAAGAGTTTGAACCCACGTAGAAGTAACTCCGGCCATTTTCTTCAAGCGCTCTGTCGCAATCTTGGGATCTTCCTTTATGTGTTCCCAAACAACGGCCATCTGCTCACTAGCACTAACGTTCTTTTCTATGGCGGCGAACATTCCTCTCAGAACTTCTTCTGACTTTTCAAATCTCTTAGCTTCGTCTTGGGCGGCCGGGTCCTTACCTCGACCTCGGGCCCGTACGATTGCTTGTTCGACTACCTGCTCGCCTGGCACTATGTCTGCTGCATAAGCGGCGGCCGTGGGGCCACCCTTCGCCATCGCTAGGTTGGGAGTGACGCCAATTTTTTGAGTAGTTTCAAGTAGGAAATTCTCTAGGTTCTTCACCTGTGTTTTTAACGTGTCGCCTAAACTTCGCATCTTCGGACCGCCGGCTTCCCCTTCCTTAAAGAGGGATTCCATCTCGGACTCTGTCGTGCGGGCCGCATTTATAAGGAAAGTAGATTTGGCTGCGTGCATTTGGCGGATAGCCTTTTGATACATGTCCCAGCCCGCCGTGTCGCCCTTGTCCTTCTTAAACATTTTGGCGGTGGCCTCGACTTCTTTCTGCTCTTCTTTAGTTATGCCAGTAGTCTTAGCTTTTTCTATCAGCTCGTTTACCCGCCCAACTTGTTCCGTTTCTTCCTCAAAGCGGCTTCTAATGGGCTCTGCACCTACGAGGCCTAATTTTCCGGCGGCTGCAAGCTCTGGATCGACAGCGCCAATTTTGAATTCCGGCACCGTGCTTGCTTCTGTTACAACTCTTTCAAGGCCTGCTAATTTATTTTGAAGTTCGTTGTCGACCCCGGTCTGTCCAGGAAGAATCATCTCTCCTATTTGTCTGGTACCCATTTTTGCCTTGGCAGCGCCGCGGGCATCGGTACCTTCACCTTCGAGTCCGGACAGGATACCTTCTAGAGCAGAGGAGGTAATTCTCTGGCCTGACGCCTGGGCTGCCCCAAGAATCTCTTTATCTTTCTCCCCCAGCTCTCTTACCCGCTTTACTAGGAAGTCTAGGCCCTTTCCAATGTCTAGGTCTCCTATTGCGTCTTCTAGTCTACCTTCTGCAAGATACGCTAATAGCTCTTCAGCTATCAGGTTATTTAGTTGTCCTCCTAGCTTCTCAGCTATTTCCCCTGCAGTTCCTCCTACGTCCTTACCAGCAATCTTGGCTCTTCTTTGCTTATCGGGATCTTCGGCGGCCTTTGCTTTCCATTCCTCTACTCTGCCAGCTAGTTTTCTAACATTAGGCACATTTTCTATCATGCGCTCTTTTATAGCTTCGCTCTGCTTACCTAGTGCTCCGCGTGGGCTCGTCAGGCTGGATCGGACCGCACTGAGTTGAGCAGCGCCCTTACCGGCCCCTAATTGATGAACCCTTTCGTGAGCCAGGGTACCTAGGAATTTTTGGATTCCCCTTAAGGACTTCATTGCCTTTTCGGCGGTACCCGTAAATGTTCCGGCTTCTATCTGAGACAGTGCCTCTAATCCCTGTTCCAGCTCCTCCATGGTCTTAGAAGAGGTCTGTATCCTACCCTTACCTCCCGCCTCTCCTTCAGCGCCTTCTACATACCTTCCTGCTACTCCCGCAGGCATCTTAGCTACTTCTAGGCGGTCTCCCAAACTATTTCTAACTGCCATGATAGATTTTCTTAGATTGGCGGCAAACCCTTCAATGCCCGTAGCCTTCACCATGGATTCTCTATCAATATCTATATCATCAAGATCCATGATTTCAGATACGTTTTTAAGCAAGTCCTTGGGCAGGAAGGACATCAGCTCCTTGAGCTGTCCCACTCCCTTGGAACTCTTCATTTTCTTTTGAAACTTCCCTCTTGTTGCCAACCAGGGTTTATCTGTACCTGCAATAACCTCATCCATCGGTATTCCCGCGGGCTTCTTTCCTCCCTTACCCTTGAGCTTTTCTTTAATCTTAGCCTTTATCTCTTTCTTATCCATTCCAGATTCTTCCAGAGATCGTGCGTAACCTTGTACCAGAGTCTGATTCATTTCCTTGAAGATATTCTTTATGTCCATCTTCTTCAAGGCTGCTTTTATTACTCCCTGGTAGTTCTCGGCAGAGACGCCTTCCTTAGGAATTACATCCTCTAAACCTCTCGCTTCCAATCCCCCGGCCAGCTTATCGGGAGAGAGAGCCAAGAGTTGGTCCTGCTGTTCTGCTACGAACTTCTTGTTAAATTCTCCTAACTTCTCATACTCGCCACCCTTTCCTACCGCCTTACCTAGGCCTTTTGTGTCTCCCTTTCTGATCATATCTATCATAGTCCCAGGTTCAAATTTTTCCGCTCCCGCTTTGCCAGCATGCTTCATCTTCAAGGCTTCATTGATATTCAGCATGAGTCTTCCTAGAACGGCTTTAAATGCTCCGCTCCAGTCAGTCTGTTCTATCCCGGACATTATCGCCTTTAAGAATCTATGATGAACTTCTGTTGACATACCAACTAGCAGCTTACCAGATATTAAGCCTGAAACATTAGCCTGTTTCTGCTCCGCTGTTTGGGGCTTGAGAGCCACTCCTTCTGGCATCCTCTCTTTAAAAGTCTCGTCCAGACTCTCTAATGTGGAGCCTTGAACGGTACCAGGGGCTGCACTTATTATTTTATTAAAGCTACCCCAAGCGGCCTCGGCTCCAGCCGCCAGTTGCTCCAACGCCCCAGCGGCATCACGAGTCTTTTTAGTATGAATCTCTATCTGGTCACCGTCGAAGTCTAGATTCATTCCAAGAGAGGTAAAGACGTTCATCAAATTATCTATTAGTGAGGACAAAGAAGCAAAATCTTTTCGGATCTTATCCATTCCCGGGTCTGTGGCGCCGCCCTTCTCTTTCAGGATTCCCCTAAGCCTGGACAATTCCTTTGAAAGAGGGGCCATAATCTTCCCCATCTGGCCTGGGCCTTCCCGGAAAGTTCCGGCCACTCCGATTTCGCCGCGACCTACTCGGCCCCCCTCATCTATCATAAGCTTTCTTTGTTGCATGGAAGCGCCGCCGGTGGTGGGGTCTCGGTGGAGAACAACTCCCTGTTCCATAATATTCTTGCGAGCGGTGTCGGCGTCGACCCCCTCAAATTTAACTAATTTATCAACCCACATCTCGAAGTCTTTCCTATTGACAACAATAGCATCCTTAGGAAGCACATCCGCCGTTTGCAACTTCTCCATTTCGCCGACGGCTCCTAGGGCCTGGCCCACGTCAGTTCCGGTCTGTCCAAGGCGTTGAAGGGCTTTTCTAGCCTCCTCTAGCTGTGGAGCAACCTCACCAGGAACAGCAAAGGCGCGGCCTCGCATACCCATTGACCGCCCACCGCTAATCTGCTGCATCAAGGAGCGCTTCATTGGGTCGGGGGGCTTATTTCTGGCCGATACTTGTTGCGCAAGGTCTCCGTAATACTTGTCTACTGCCCCCTGCCCCACCTTCTTCGATGTGCCAGTTGACTCGTCGAACTGTCTTTTACCATACAGCTCTTGATACAGGTCGTTAACTCTCTTTCCAGTCTCATCAAATGTAACGCCAAGAAGACTTAGAGCGTCCCTAAGTTCGTCTACATTTTCAGTTTCGAAAAGCTTTCCCTTTCCAGGAACGCTTTTATCCTTGGCCCCTCCAGTAGTTCTTCTAAATAGAAGATCCCTCATGGCCAATACTTGATTTCTCTTTTGGGTTGCTACATCTGGACCAGTTCCGGCCTGTGCTACATACGCCTTACCAGTTAAGGTCGCGCCACCCTCTCCCTTTCTAGGTACCGCTTTTCCTCCGGACCAATACTTAATGAATTTACCAGCGTCTTGTATGCTGTCAATGAAGGGAGACATGGCGGCCACTAAATCATCAAATTCTTGTATTGCCGTCTCATCTCCTGGGTCCTTCTTTAATCTATCTTGTAGACTCTTAGCAAAGGCATTTATTGCCTCATCTCCCATAGATGCGGCCTCTTGTACGGCCTCTGGAGATTCGGCAATATCTGTTTCCCCTCTCCTAACCATAATAGCTGTAGAGAGTTCTCTAATCTTATCTAGAGATCTACTTAATTTATTAGCAGAAACTTCGCCTTCCTTAGTTTCAAATGTACCGCGGCCGCCTAACTGTTTTCCGACAGGTCCCATTCTAAGGGCCCCATGTTGACCTCCCATTCTAGGAAGCAACATAGCGGCAGCCTGGTTCTGAGCGGACTTCTCATCTACTAAGGTGCCTTCAAATGCTGCGGCCTTGCCCTTGCCTCCCATCGGCAGAGCAGCAAATTCGCTGGGCTGGACAGGCATGATGCCTTCTTTATCCAGTAAAGCAGTCTGCTGCTCAAAACTTGACGTCAGAACTATAATGCTCTGAACCAAATCTTCATTTTCATGCTGGGCTTCGTCCATAGACTTTTTAAAATGAGCCACGGTTTCGGCCATGCCTGCCATTTCCATGGAAGCAAGGTCTGTAGCTGACCAGAACCTTTCCTTAACCTGGGCTTCCTTCTTTACTTGATCTTGCGCTACACGTACGTGGATCTTTCCGGTAAGGGCCTCGACACCCTTCTTACCCGCGCCTTTCCCTATGAGACCGCCAGTTATTTTCTGAGTTCCAGTAAATCCCTTGAGTCCCAATCCCTCAGAAACTTTCTTTACCGCCTCGGTAAGACTCGCCTTGGCTTTTCCTCCTACTATTTTCAGCTCTTCTGCTAATAGATCACCGGCGGCTTGAACACTTGTTTCTCCTCCAGTAGCTTCAGAAATAGCACTTGCCATCATAGAGGTAGGATCTTGAGGGTCGCCTCGGGCAGCCATGCTCTTAGGATCTATAATTATTTCTATTGGCTCACCCGCAGCAGTTTTACCTAAATCTTCATGAACTACAGTTTTGCCCTTCAAGCCACCCATGGTCTGGATTTTTCCACCTAAACCTTCCACCGTAGACTTTTCTAACAAAACTCTATATCTCTTAATGCCGTCGACCATTATCTGTCTAACTTCTTTAACTTGTGCCTCATAGGCAGCGCCTAATTCAAACTTTATCGGTACTTCGCCCATCTTACCAATAATCTTGTCTTCTAGTAGCTTAACCCCGGTCTTTATTGCGGTCCCTAATTCATCTACCGTAACACTGTCAAAGGACTTAACGGCCAGCTTCTCGGCGGCGGCTCGGCTAATTGGAATCTGGTCTTCCATGCTCTCTGGCATAGTCACAGCAGCGGCACGAAGCTCCTTCCCCTGCCCCTTAGCCATTAGCCCCTTACTAATAAGCCCCTTCATCGCCGCAGGTGACCAAGCAGGAGGCTCTCCGCCTATCATTTGACCCGCAGCAAACTGAGGAGCAATTCTTTGTTCCTTCATACCCTCGGCACCCATCGGCACAAATTGAGAAAGCTCTCTAGCCTGTAAGGGAGCTATCAGTTCCGTTACTTTTTTGCCCTTCATCACAGTTTCTATTTTGGGGGCCGCACCCTCTGACAAGCCTACGGAAGTTAATTTTTCGTCATATCCCGCAGCTGCAAGTTTATCCGTACCTTTGGCAAGATTCTCAAGAATCCTATTAACCATCATGATAAGTTGGCGTTTATCGTCCTTGAATCCAGTTGCTTCTTCGGACTGCTCCTTGGTCAACTTTACCCTACCAAGTACTTTACCACCTTGTGCAAGGGGACCGCCAACGGTTCCCTGCTTCATTACGTCCATTTGCTGCATGGCGGGCGCAAGCATGCCCTTCAACATATCTATAGCGGCCGGCTCTCTAAACTTAGCGGTGTCTCCGACGCGGGCCATTTTTGGACTATCGGGAGCGGATAACTGGCTCAAAAGATCGCTGAGAACATCTCCTACTCTGCTAACCTTGTTCTCAAAAACCTCAACAGTGCCCTTCATGAGCTTTGTCTGCCCGGACCTGTCTGTTATGCCTACCGAAGCGCCTTCCGTTACCTGGGCTTTGATATCTTTAAATCCAACTTCCTCCATTACGTTTGGTCTATTGGGGAAAATGGACTTGACTCTCGACTCGAACGCGGCGACGGCCGCATTCATACGCTTCGCGCCAACATCGGCCCCTTCTAAATATCTTTCCGCGGGCCCGGTATCTACCTCAGGTGATCCGGTTCCTTTCTTCTTTCCTCCCGGCCCCTTAGCCTCTCTAAGCTGTTGTGGGGCTCTTGCCTCTTCAGCCCGGGCCTGCTTAACTTGCGCGATAGCCTTACCAGTTCCTTTAGCTGCTAATTGGGTATCGGTGGTTGTCTTCTCTCTAGCCTTAGCCTTCTTCGCTGCTCGGGTTGCTAGTCCTGGTTTAACTCCCTCTCCTATCTTACCTTCAGCAACGATTGCCGTTCTAGAGGCCTCTTTTTGCTTAGCCTTGGATAGCTTCTTCGTAGCTTGAGTATCTGCCTTAGTTGCTTTAATATTATCTTGTGTAGCCTGCTCGCTCTTTCTTTCTGCGACGGCTACTTTAGTCTTTTCTTTTCTAAGCCTGGCACTTTCTTTGTTCTCATCGGAAATAACTTTGCCTCTCTGAGTCATTTGCGCAGAAGTAGCCCTGACCCTCTTAGCCAGATCAGTTGTGGCCGATGTGCCAGTGCCTATCTCTGCTGCTAGAGAATCAGCGGCAGAGGAAATTCCAGACAAATCAGAAGTTGTCTTCTTTAGGACGGCCGAAGCAGCATTCATCTGAGCGGCGGTCGCCTTACTAGAAGTGCTTACACCGCTAACAGCTTCTTCGGCGGCCCGAAGAGACTGAGCATGACTCTCGGCGGCAGCTACCAATTTTTCTACCGCGCCAACTTGCTTCTTTCTTACACCTACTGCTTCTCGTAGAGACTTCTCATCTGCCTTTAAAGCGGCCAGTTGACCGCGATCTTTTTCTAATTTCTTTCCTACGGCCTTGGTACCCCGACCTTCTCCCTTTCTTGCTTCTATTTCCTTTCCGGAGGACTTAAGCTTGGCCTGGAAACTTTTGACGGCCTTTCTAGCGGTGCTCAAATCACTCTGAAGAGCGGCCAGTTCCTTAGTATCTTGTGCTAGATTAACATCAAATTTAACTAGATTGTTAGAGACTGCCTTTTCTGCAGCAGCTGATCTTTCCAACTCTTTAACTGCGTTTCGTCTAGCGGCTTTAAGCTTCTTATCGTCTCCTGGAGGGCCGCCTTTGCCTCCGCCTCCTGCCCCTGCTCCGCCTGCTCCACCTCCTACGGCACCGCCGCCGCCCGAGAGGGCTCCAATTAGTCTTTTAATCGCCGCATCTATCTTATCAGCTGCGGCCTTATGTGAAGCACTATTTTGATCGGCAGATGACTCTAAGGACGAGACAGCGCTTGCTAAGCTAGCTACCTTCTTCGATAAATCCTTAGAACTAACAGTAACTGCTTCGAGAGCAGACTTGATAGCGGTACTAGAAATGCCAGGAGCTGCTCGGGTTCCCTTTCCCTTGGCCCCCTTTGCAATTCGACCTCCAGATATAGAAATAGCCTCCTCAACTTCTTTGTTAATTAATTTTCGAAGTTCAGGTAGGCCTTTTTGTTCTATCTCTACTGTTAAACCTAGCTTAAATTGTTCTTCTACCAACCTTTTCCTCCACCGTGCAGATTACTTTGTCCGCCCCTCTGGCCGCTTCATAGTGCGGCGGTTCCGGGCTCTTCGGCTATCAGGAGCAATAATTTCCACTTCAGAGACGGATTCTCCTGCCTTGACTCTTTCTTCTGAATAAGCCAAATTCATATAGTTGGGATTTGCTGGGGTGATAATTAGTTCCTCCCCCTTATCCCACGCGGATAATTTTGAAGCTAGGGTTCCCCCTGTCTTCACCTTTGATTCATTCCTGTCCTTCTCTCGCATCTTGGAATATCGTT